ATGTTGATGGAAGGAAAAACACAATTATGGTTTAAATTCGATCCTACGAATAGGTTTATCAAAGATTTTTATAAAGTATGGGATTCAGAAGTTTTCTTTTTAGCAATCGAAGATAGCTTATTAATCAATCTCTACTATTCTAATAAGAACTACTTTAAAATTCCTGCTGCGAAAACTAGAATGAAGAAAGACGTATATTTTTTGTTTGATGTCGTGACTGACGTGCCAGACGCTCGAAGCGATCATCGGCGTTATGACTATATAAAGTATACTTTCGTTGATCCAGAAAGGTATAAAGATTGAAGTAGGCTACCTAAAAAGGTAGCCCGGAACGGATTTTATCACCATACTTATAAAAGGAGGTATTTTTAAGTTAGTATTAAGATTGTGTAATATGATGATATCTATATTTTATAGTATCAGTGCTATAAAATCAAAAATAGGTCACTAATTAACTATCACTCCAATTATAAGTCTTTTTCCCATTATTTTTTACAGTTATATGGTATGCTGTTTAATAGCTTCAAATATAAAAGAGTTTAAAGCGTAACACACTTATGGGGAAGTGGTTTTTGGGGAACGCTTTAAACTCTTCTTTATTATTATCTCACAATTTAACCCAAATGTCTTTCTATTTAAAAATCAAAGTAAAACTTTTCAAATATACAGAAGTATAACTATGTGAAACATCCTTTCATTAATCCATAAAAGGATACATAAAAAAGCCACTCATTTGAGTGGCAGTGGAGAAAAGCTTTAGCTTGTATAATACTCTTCAAAAAATTCTAACACAGAACGATTCAATTGGCTACATTAATGTACCCTGTAGGACTCGAGCCTACGACCGGACGGTTATGAGCCGTCTGCTCTAACCAACTGAGCTAAGGGTACGGAAAGCCATAAACAGTCAACCAGTAGAATGTGTGGCAACAAACCTGTTATCGCATATCTTGGAGTGTGACTATTTATGAGTGATAGTGAAGATATGCGACAACATCACTATTTTATCGAATGATTTTTATAGTTTTCAATATAATTATGTACCGCCCCTCATCGAGGGGCTATTTTTATCTTTGTGGAATATTTAAGTACCAACGCTTATCATGGAAATCTTGCGCTCCGCCTTGCGTGTTACCTTTCGGATCATTCGTTGCACGCATCATGACATAGACTTTCTTATTAGGAAAATTACGCATATTGAAAGATACATGATAACCAACGTTTCCAGAAGTATTATAAGCTTGATTTACATCTGGTCTATAAATTCCGTCAGCTCTTACTCGAGCTAATTCTTTTCCAGTATTGTAATCCATAATGAAAATATACTCGTATTTATAGTTAGCAATGTGCCATCCAGCCACATGCAAGTTTGCGTTTTCGATTTCTCCGAACTGATCAATGTGGGCGTAATTTGTTCCATCTGTCAGCGTAGGATTTGCTGCACCTGCTCTAGTTGGATCAATGACTGGTTTATCATCTGAAGTTGTCGGATTTTCATCGGTAAATCCATGAGCTAAATCATATGCTAATTTTTCTTTACTTACGCCCATTTCAGAAAGATAACCGTAAGGATCTGTATGATCGCCCCAGATATTTTGTGTTACCCATAAATGCGATTTGATTCCTGGTTGGTTATAAGGAGTGTCCAATGTTAATGGAATACCATATTTTATTGCTGAATCTCTAGCCAATTCAACGTATGCCTTGTAGTTTTTCTCAAACGTTGTTTTATCATGTGTGTGTTGTAACTCAATCTGCACAGGACTGTTAGCATTAGCATACGAACCAGCACCGTACTGTACATAACCAGGTTGTCCGACTTGATAAACAATTCCACCGTCTCCCACAATATAAGCAGTATAAGCGCTAGTCCATGAACGTTGCATATACTGTGCTTCATTGCGTCCTGTTGCTGTTTCATTAGCCGTTTCGTGCAGTAAAATGTACTGATTATTTGCTACTTTAGAACTACCTTCATTTGCACCTAAATTAAATTCATTGTTGATCGTATAGGCGAACCCATTAATTGGCAATAAAAAAAGAGCCGTTAATAGGCTCATCGCAGTAATAATAATTTTCTTTTTCATATGCTCCTCCTATTTTTTTGAGTTGTTATACGCTGACACGCCAGTGATAACACCTAAGAATGTTGCTACTGCATTGATAGTGAGTACTGTCATATCTGTTCCACTCCATCCATAGGCTTTGCCTAACATGGCTACTAAAGCAGATGCAGCTGGCAATACTGTTAAAACTGTCCATTTAATGACTTGATAATACTTATCTGGTAAAACCATTTCTTCTGACCTCCTTTCTTTTTTACCTAGATCTTTCTCTAAATAAAGTTTTGATTTGTTGCGTATGCGCCACTAATTTTTCTGCATGCTTATCTAATCTTTCGTCGTGTTTTTTCAGTTCTTCATGAATAGTAATGCGATCAGATTTGCTTGCTTCTAAATCTTTAGTCAGTAAATCTAAATTTCGGCTTACTTTTGAAAGAGTCTCAGTAATCTTCGAGAAAGATGCAGCAATCGGTCTAATTACTAATAAAATCAAAGAAACGATAGCGGTTATTGATCCTGCTATCATTCCCCATTCTCCTAAATTAATCATGTGACAACTCCTTTACCTTAAATAAAAACGCATCAATTAAGATGCGCTCTTATCTTTATTAATGATTTTATCTGCTTCTTCGTCTGTAATGCATAGTGGAACGAATAGACGAACTTGATCGTCAGTAAAACAGCCCCAATCATACATCATTTTCACATCGCTAAAACTAAACATACTACTCACCTCCCTTTGAAGCTGGATTTAGTTGCTCTTTAATTTTTGAAATATCTTTGCTATTTTGTAACGAAGCAAGCATCATTTTTGAATTGATTTGTGTTAAACTATCCGCTTTTTCTTTCAACGCAGCATTTTCCTGTTTAGTCACTATATCGTTTAGCATGATTTTAGCATTGAGCTGTTTTAGGTTGTCGTTTTCATGTTCCAGAGCCTCGTACATCGCTTTGAGATTGTTTAAATCGTTGTGATCTAACGCGTTCGCTAACACAATCCATTGGTTCAGTTTAGGATCAAACATCTGATCAGCAATCGTTAGCGGTTCGCCATCAGCACGAATCCCTTCAAGCGGTGGCTGATCCGTGTAAGGAACGGATACAAGTATGTCGTCCAATACTTTTCCTGCATACTCTCCGCCAGTACGTCCGTATTTCCAAATATCTTTCATTTATTTCCCTCCTACTTTGTTTCTGGATAACTATCAGCTGTTCGCCATTCTCCTGAAATATAATGATTTCCTACTCGATTAGTTGCAAATTTAACTACTTGTTTACCAGTTAAATCAGTGATTACCAAAGCGCTGATTTCTCCTTGTGGCGTAGTCCACTGTACAACCGACAACGGAATCCCTACAATTGTCCATCCAATAGGAAACTGAAATCCTAAAGGAATTTCTAGTAGATTCACATGTGAAGCTACGGCTGTTGTCGAGTTTGTATTTACTCGTGCGTGAAAGAATACCCTATCACCAATACGTTCGAATTCGTATGAAAATTCATCAAATGCGCTTTGCTTATCTGATTGAATAGTAGTCAAACCAGATCCACTCTGTAACACACTACCTAAGTTTTTAACTGTTGCCACATCTACTCCGTCGATCTGGGCCCCATCTTTGAAATTTTTTAGTCCTAGAGCTGTTTGTGGATCAGTAAGGTTTAAAGTATTAGTTAAAGCTTTTTCAGCATATTCAGGTGTGGCATCCCAACTGTAATCATTCGGATTATTACTGTCTTTCAATCCTTCACCGAAGTATTTAAACTGACTAATATTAGGGGTTCTGGTGTCGCCTTTTTCTAGTTTTATCCATTCTACTTTACATTGACCTAAACTTGTATTTGGCACTTGATAAACATATAGTCTCCCAGTTATATCAGTGGCGCTTCTAGTTGCTTTAAATGTCAATTGCCACTCATCAACAAGACCTTCAACTGGTTCCATATCAAAAAGATTCGCAGTAGAACCATTACTTTCATATTGTATAAAACAACGGAATGCCTGTGTTGACGGCTTAGTTCCTTTAAGTGTAATAGTATAGGTCTGGTCTTTAAGTAACTGTTCGCTTAGTGTTTTAGTTAGAAGTAAATATGAGCTACTTGTAATGCCAGTTGGATCAAGTAAATTTTTACCTAGTGTTTTTTTACTCAAATAATATGGTGCATCGAGTAAATTTGGCTGATATGGTGTGGCTGTTGAGCCTTCTTCGATCTTAATATCGCTAACAATCACACTACCGTTTATATCACCGCCTACCCCAATGCTTAAATAAAACCTTGATAATTCTGTGATTTCATAATTAATAGTTGATGTACCCTTTATTATTATTTCTTTACCTACTACTGATCCGTCAGTGATAGCAGAAAGTAATATCGTACCTCCAGTAGTTTTACGATAAGATACTTTCACCTCGTTAATGTTACCAGTTGTACCTTCCTCTATTTTAACTTTTGCGCTTATAGTATACGTTTTGCCACTAACTAAACTAGGTGCGTTACTTTCACTATACGCCCAAATATTGTTGGTCTTTTGAGAAGTTAAGCGGATACTATTGTATCCTACGTCTGATATTAAGACGTCACTATCACCCTGTCTCCTAAAATCAGAAGCTTTCATTACACACATTAAGTTCGGGTTCCCCGAATAATCATAGTCCCCGAAGTCGATGCTGTTACTGTACATCTTTTTCAGCTTGCCGAGATCGCCTATTTGCTGATTGGTTTGATCAATACGATCATTCGCCTTATCAATATTAGTATTGAGAGTTGCGACATCTTGATTGGCTTTCGTGATTTTATCGTTTGTGTCTTTTACTTTCGCATCAATCTGCGTTTCGGATTCCGTAATTTTCTGTTCAATCTCTTGCTTTCCATCAGCTAGAATTTTTTCGATTTTATCGATGGTCTGACTGAAACCATTGAAATAGTAATTTTCTAGTTCTGGTGTCGTTTCATCTATCGCGCTTCGCTTGATAGCGAAAGTAAAACGACCAGCTGTATCTAACGAGCGGTCGTCTGGGAAATCAATATATACGCTACCTTCTACTTTACCGACATATCCTAAAATATTATCTTCTAATACGATAGACACAATACCGTTCACGCGATCTTCGATGGTGGCAAGATAGTCATGTTTTCCATATCCACCTTCTGCCGTTGCAGATTTGAACATCAAGCGAATTGGAACAGTCGTCCCTTCTGGGAGACTCTGAGGGATGCCGTTTTTCCGAACTAACTTCATTCGAAGCTTAGCTGTTCCTCGATCATGCGACCAAAAAACAACATTCGTCTGAATTGGATTGATTGCTTCTGCTTGAATCACGATAATCGATTCATTTATTTTAAACATCTATATCCTCCTTTCTTAAATAATTGGTATTGGGTCATTCGTTACCCATGTACCTGAAACATAAGATGATCCATTTCCTGAGTATGCGACTACGCGACTAGCTTGTGTTAAGCCTGCCCTTGCGCCAGCAGGTTGGGTTTCATTGCGATATAAAGCCAACGGATGGTAAGCAGGATAACTTTGATCACGTTGAAATCCAGCAGGAACCAAAATGACATTTCTTGTGTTAGAAGCATCAGAAGGATAATTATTGCATTCATACTTGATTGCTATTGTGACTGTGTCTCCTTCACGTTTAATAGTACCGTTAACGTTTGTAATATTTTCACGATCGCTAATATCATCGTTAGTGATTTGGCGAATGATTTTACCTGTAACGACATTCCCTTGATTTCTTACTTCAGCAATTCTATTCGCTTTTACCTTAGAACCAACAACTTTGATTCTAGCAGTTCCGTTATCGGCAATTACACCATAGTCATTTCCAGTTCCTTGATCACTTGGATCAATGTTAATGTCAGCTAAATTTCTAGCTTCTGCAATACAGTTTTGATTTAGGTAGTAATTATTGTTTGTAGCAATTTTTGAACCTCCTGTGGCAAATAAACAACGATTTGATTTCCCATAAGTAGTTTCAGCAAAACGACAATTCCAGACAGCTAAATAACTAGACTGTTCAGAATAAATTGCACACTTTAATTGTCCTGAAATATTCGCCTGATCTACAAACTCGATTCCATTAACTTGTTGGTAACCTAAAGAGCTAATAAATGAAATGGAGCGAACTTTAACACTTAAGTCAGACGTTACATCTGTTACACTTTGGCGACTGCGCAAAGTAATGCTAACTGCTTTGAGATTGCGAATCGCGACATCTTCAAGGTATACTCCATCGCCAATCCAAATAGTTACTCGTGAACTAGTTAATAACGGTATTTGATTTACAGCAGCTTGAATTGTAAGAAATGGATTTTTTTCTGTACCATCCCCACTTTGATCACTTCCTGTTTTAGCAACATATAAATCGAGCGTTTCGCCGTATGCTCCCATAAGAGTTCCAACAGAAACATTTAGTTGATTTAGCTGACCTTGTTGATTATCTTGTCTTGTCTTTAATTCTGTATAATTCAAATTGAAAAGGTTATCCAATGCTAATAATCTCGAATAAAGCGTTGGATAGATCGTACCTTCAGCATTTATTCGAGCATCCACTACTTCGTTAGGAGAATCACCTCCTGAATGAAGCACTAAGTTATCGATTCGACTGTTAGTCGATTTATCTTGATCAGACAATTCCTTTTCAAGATTGTTCAGATAATCAACGTTTTTATTGAATTTCTCTTTCCATTCCGTAGAGATACGGTTACTGATTAGTTTTACTAACCCCATCAAATCACTCCTTTCTTCGCCATTTCAGCGAGTATCGACGTCATTGTTTTCTTTGTGTTGCTCAATGTGATTTCTGGTGGCTTATTTGGTATTGCTGGATACGTCTTGATTCCTACCACTTGAATATAGGTATTGACACCTAACGGCTCATAGACAAACGCCACGTAATCGCCCTTATTAGGCTCTACACGCCATTTCATAGTAACTGTGCCAGTGATTGCTGGATAGTCTTGCAAGTCTTGTTTCAAACGTTCTAGCATGTTCCCTGAAACGGTGTAACGATCATCACTGACTGGACTTTGAACACGTATACCCCATTTTTCCGACTGCTTACTTGTATATGTGATTGGCGTGAAGTAGTAAGTGTCGTCTTCTTTTTTCTTGCCAAATCCTTTTATCTGTGTTTTCAAATTCAAAGTATCAATATCAAATTTCACGGAATCGGTATTGTATTTGTAGCGTATTTGTTCTTCGGTTTTTTTACCATATTCTGAACGAGGGAAGAAAGTAAGGTTTTTGTTGTCCGGAATCACTATCGCATCATAGTCTTTCAAAATTTCTTCAACCAGTTTCAAATAGTTCCCATTCCCGAAGTTTTCTTGTTCAACTGGCAAAAACTTCTTGTTCGGATCTACAACATTCCATGTAAATCCACGGTTATCAGGTTTGAAAACATGCGCTAGCAGTTGGTTGATAGAGCGTGTTCCTGTGATTGTGTCGTACTGAAAGCCATCTTGCATGGTGTAGTAAATGTGCGTAGCTGTAACTGTTTTTGTGATTGCTGCCCCTTCGGCAGAAACGCCCATTTGTTTTACGATAAACTCTTGTCCATTGAAAAATACTGAATTTTCATAATCGACTAAATCAAAAGCCAATTCATTGAATTTTGTTTTGACAATAGTGAACGAAATTTCCCACGTTTCGTTCTCTTGCCAATTTTCAGTAAATGTACTTTTATCGTATTCAGTCAATATTTCTTTTTTTGTTTTTCCGTAGTCTTGGATAAAAATATCTTTCAAATTCCCACCTACTTATACAAAAAAATGAAGTCCCATTTTGACTCCACTCTAGTAACATTTTGTATTTCAATTTCATTCGTTCCAACCGCTAACGTTATCAAGCCTAAATTCGTGTCAATTCCGCAATTTACACCGTTCAACTTCGGATAAACACGGTCTAAAGTCAAAGTTTGGCCTAGCGACGTAGAAAACTCCGGATAGTAGATGAATCGTTCTCCTGTCGTTTTGTTGAAAATAGTCACGTTGCCTTCTGATTCACCTTCCAAAGTGATTTTTAGAGCATGTTCACGTGGATCAATAGCAAAATCGCCAGCATTATAAATGATAAAATTACTGGTTCGGTGCGTATACTTATAATCTTCCGCAACTATACCTTGTGAAAATTGCCATTCATTAGACAGTGAAAAATCCGATAACGTGGAAGCCATCGATTCGGAACAACCTCTAAAAACAGTGAAAGTCGCCTTGTAAGTTGCATATCTTAGACCAACTTCATTCACTTCTACTGAGTTAGGACGGACAAAGTATTTTTTGCCCGGTTCTCTATCTGTAAAAACATAATATCCTTCGTCATCGAATAGAAACGCATATAATTCAGTTTCTTTTAGTTGATAGTCATACATATTTTTGAATTCAGCATAAAATTCCACTTCGATAGTGAACGATTTGAAACTTTTTTCGACTTCTCTCGAACCGTTTGACCCTGAAAATTCTTGGTATTCTACGTTTAGTTGTGGTGCTTTTCGTGCAAAAGAAATACACTCTATGCCCAATTTTTCTTTTAGAGATACTATCTCTTGATTTTTTATGAAGCGAAAATCGATTAAATAGCCATTCACTTTATCCCTCCTAACCTCTTGTATATAGCGAACGTTTAAACTGGTTACCTAAGTATCCATTTGTATTGTCTGCAATTGGTTTACCATCAAGTTTGACACTTGTGTCTTTTGCTAAAAGTTTAGATAGCAAGTTATTCTGCTGAATCATCAGTGAAACTAATGTTTCTAACGTTCCGCTCGAATCGCTACTATTATTTGCGCTTTTTGGTTTTACTCCTAACTTATCTTGAGCAATCGCAAGCAACTGCATCGCTCTTGATCGTTTAGCCTTATCTAACGGAATAATAATTTCTGGCTTGTTTCCTTCTGCGATTTCCGCAATTTGATGTTGGTTTACAATTCCGCCGTTTGCGTAACCATGTCCACGCCCAATCACTCCTAACATTCCCGAACCATAGCGTTTCTTAGCGTAGTTGATAGCTGCTAAGATATTATCGAAACCGCTCATTATATTGCCGTATCCTGGAAAAGCATTCGCAGCAAATGTTCCCGGTTTTGTTTGGAGCAATCCAGTAGCATTACCGTCTGCTAAGCCGTCATTTCCACCAATGACAAGCGGATTGCCACCTGATTCTGTTTGGATTTGTCGCATCCACGCATCAACATAAGCGGATGAGGTTGGTAAGTTATTCATTTTCAAAGCACGTTTTACGTATGGCCGCCAGCGTTCTACGCCACTCCCACCAACGCTATCGCCACCGCTAACAAGTCCGCCCTGCGGATCTCTAACACCGTTCAAATGCACGTGGTCGTAGTGGTCGCCATCAGGCCATGGCTCCCATGCACCAGTTGCTGGTTGACCTGATTGTCCTGAACGGTCACGAACCTTACCATTTGTGATAACATAGCCGATTTTGTTTGCAAACTTCTCAAATGCGTAATTGGCTGCTTCTGTGTATCTAGGGGAACCATTCACGACTCCCGGTAGCGCAATATCAATTGCGTTGTGCTTTCCGTGTGAGTATGGATCGCCCTCTCGATAACCTGAGGTTACTTGAAAGCCTGGGAATTTCTTCATCACAGACTTAGCAACATCAGCCAAATATTTATAGACGCCATTTGTTCCTATTGAGGTATCTAAGTTACCAGATGAGAACAACCCAGTGATTTTTTCAGTCAGTGCACTTGTTGCTTTAGATAGGATGCCTTTACCTACTTCTAATGGATATTTTGTCAATCCACCTAATACATCTAACCCCCCAAGTACTTTCCTAGCCAACGCTCCCGGGTCTGAAATAAAGTCCCACACGTCACCTACTACGTTTTTAATTGTGTGACCTACATTACCAGCAACCTTTTTCACACTATCCCACATGTTACCAAAGAAGTTAGTACCTTTTTTGTAACGATACTTAGGAGCTTTAGAACCTTGAAGTTGCGCGGTCTCTTCTGCTGTCAAGACATGTGTTCCTTTTGGTGCGTTTAGAACAACGTTGCGTCCTTTAGGAATGAAGGCTCTACCATCTGGTGTGATAACTGTTTCTGCTCCACGTCCATCATTAACCATCATTGGACCATTGATTGGATGTCCTCCGTTTGGCGTTCCTTTTGCGTATTGCGGTACGTCCCATTCTTGTAGAGGTTCTGCGCCCAATTTTTCAAGCACCCATGAAGCTCCATGGATGATTGCGTTAACTGGTTTGCCTATTGCTTTAAGCGCTGCGTTGAAAATACTTTTGAACGCATCAACAATGGCATTTTTACCGCCAATAATGGCATTCTTCATCTTCGTCGGTAGTTCTGAAAACCAATTGAATACCGTATCGATACCTCTACGGAATGTGTCTTTGATACCGTTCCACAAGTTACCGATTACATCAGAAACTTTGTTCTTCAATTCAGTTGCTTTGTTGAAAATGTTTTTTACCCAACCGACTACCTTATTCCACGTGTCTCCAACGCCATTGCTGAAGAAGTTTTTCACGCCGTTCCACATGTTTTGGATGAAATTGCCAAACGTAGTTTTCAGGTTGCCAACTTTGCCCAACAAATTAACTACCCAATTGACTAGCTTATCCCAAGTTTTGGAAATACCTTCAGTAAAGAAAGTTTTAGTGCTTTCCCATAGCCCTTTTATTGAGCCTGAAAAACCAGTCCACAAACCTTTTACTCCTTCTAAAATCCGTTTGAAGAATAGTATTTGAATCCAGTTCCATACTGCTTGGATAGAACCCCAAAACAATTGTTTTACTCCTTCCCACATCTTAGAAAAATCGCCAGTAAATAAACCAGTGAAGATTTTGATAGCACCTTGAATGACGTTCATAATTCCTTCGACTAAACCTATTATGTTGTCAATGAACCCCATGACTAAATCCATAACGATTTTTACAACGGGCTGTATAAACGTAAAAAAGTTCTTGATTGCTTCAATAATCTGTTTACCATTTTCATTCCAAAATGTGGTCATTGATTTTCCAATTTTAGAAAAAGCTCCGCCTATCTTTTCTATAATGGGCATTATATATGGCGACAAAGTATCGAAAATTCCTTTTACAATTTGCCATGCAACTTCTATGCCGTTTTTAATGTTTGACATAGCACCATCAAAAAATGTTTTGAGATTGTCAAAAACATCTTTTATCTTAGAAATTGTTTCTGGAGAAAATCCTAATTTAGCTAGAACATCTTCCATGTCTGCGTTACCTTTGAATACGTCAAACAATGTCTTAACCGCGTTCTTTATTTTTTCTATGGTATCTTGTGCGAAAGTAACCATTTCTGGTGGGAAAATTTTAGTTAGAATATCAAAGCCTTGCTTTGCTTGATCTCCATCTAACGTTCCAAATAGCGTCCCAAAAGCAAGTGTTGCTATGTCAGCCCCTTTTTTCAACATGTCAAATACAGGTTGAGCGACGTTTTTTATGCTTTCCATTGCTGGCTTGATTTTGGTTGTTAAGTCGTCAATTCCTTTGCCTATGTCACTGATCAAAGAAGTGATATTGCCTTTGCCGAAAGCATTAATTATTTCATTAATCATGTTTACGGCGCTGGCTTGCAGATTTCCAACCGCCCCCTCAATCGTAGCTGTGGAACCTGCTGCCTTTTTAGCTACATCAGTCATACCTAATTGCATGAATGCTTCATTCAATTCTTCGGCAGAGATTTCTCCGTTTGCCATAGCCTCGCGGAAGTCTCCGTCAGTATAGGCGCCCATTTCTTTCAATGCTTGTTGAATTTTCCCTGAAGCGCCCGGAATGGCATCCGCAATCTGATTAAAGTTTTCAGTTGTTAATTTGCCAGCACCGACAGTTTGTGTCATTGCCATTGCTACCGATTTGAACGTATCTGAGTTACCACCTGAAACGGCATTGACATTACCGATTGCCTGCGTTAGACCATCAAAGTCTTTCACACCATTGGCTGCCAACTGTGCGGTCGTATTCATTACGTCGCCTAGTTCATAAACCGTTTGGTCGGCGTAATCTTTCATCACTGTTTTAGATTCTTCAATTTTTGAATTATCTATACCAGCAAATTGCATTGTTTGAACAAACTTGTCCATTGAATCGGAAGCCTCTACTGCTTCATCTGTCAACCCCATGAAACTGTTAACAACACCGCTAACTGCTTGTGAAGCTAAACCAGCAACTGCACCAAACGAAAATGCGCCTTTTAGCGAGCCTAATTTGTCTTTTAGTCCGTCCAGTTTCCTAGCTGACCTTGTGGACTTGTCGCCAAAATCTTCTATTTTTTTTCCTGATTGATCGCTGGAGCTTTTGAGTGCTTCTAATTGCCTGCTAGATATTTGGCTTTGTCGTTCTAACTTTTCTAATGCCCTTTTTGCATCTTCGGTTTCATTTGCTGAATCGCCAAACTCATCAGCCATCAGTTTCACAACTTTGCGCTGTTCTTCGATAGCTTTCTCGGATAATTCCGTTTGTTTGGCTAGCCCTTTTTGTTTTGCTTCAAAAGCTCCTGCTTCGTTACCTGCAGACTTCAACGCTTTGACTTCGGCGTTCATTTGCCGTTCATTTTCTTTGATTTCATCAGATAAATCATTGACGGCTGTTTTGGAATACACTAATTCTTTTTTTGTGTCATTCAACTGGCGACTGTAAGCATTATATTTTGCGGTAGCATTGTTTATCTGTGTGTTAAGGTTAGCAACTTGTTTCGATTCCTCGCCATACTTACTAATCGCTTCATCACGGCGCTTTGTTAATTCTCTTACTTTGGCATTTTGCCCTTCCATAACCGTAGACAAGTCTTTCGTCTTTTGACTAAGTGCTTCGTATGAACGTCCTGCTGAATCATAAGCCTTTAGATTGGCACGCATATTCGATTCTGCTTGTTTGACTTTCGCATTGATTTCGTCCAGCGTGTTACCAAAACTAGTGCTATCTAAACTAATCCCTAGCTTGATATTTCCTGCCGGTTGTCCTTTTCCTGCCATTATTTACCTCCTTCCTCAAGTTTTACCAAGTCTTCAGCCGATAAAAATTGTTTGATGAAATCAGCACCATCTACATATTCTTCGCCACGCTCCACTTCTCCAAAAAGGTGTAACAAATAATGATAGTCGGCTTCGTCCACATCTCTCATCGTCCAACCTGCTTCGATTAAATCTTTGTAGATTTGATCCATTGCTTTCCCAGCTTCAGAAAAACTTATTTCTTTTTGCTCGCCGTCTGCTTTTTTTCATTGTTTCCCAGTTCATTGATTTGTTCAAAAACACTTTCTAATGCCGGTACTAACTCGCTCGCAGTCAAACCGTCTAAAATAGCATCAAATGTAACTGCTGGATCTTGGAAAATATCTGCTGTAATTGCAATCATTGAATCAATTGCTTCTAAATCAGTTAGGTCTGCTTTTTCCGCTTTCTCGTAAAATTTGATACACTCACGCATTGCACGTGCGGAAATATCTTGTTGTTTGAATGTTTTTTTCTTTCCGTCAAGTTTCAATTGCAATTCAATCATTTGTTTTCCTCCTTGTTTTTACAAAAAATAAGGCTAGCCAAAAATGGCTAACCCTCTGTTTGTGTTGCTGCCCCTGTATCTTCTTTAATTGGTGTAGATGCAGGGTTAACTACTCCCCCGCTTTGTTATTTACCAAGTCCTTGAATTTTTGTAAGGTCATCGTTTCTGATTCTACGGCTGTTAAGTATACATAGCCACGTTCATCAGAAATGAATTCTCCTTCGATAGAGTCTGTTTGCAATTCTACCCCTTTTTCTTCAGCTGTTTTCATGTTGATATCTGGATGACTGAATTTTCCTTTTGCCAATCCCATGAATAAGCGTTTTCCTTCTTTGTTCGCTGTAACCATGACTACCGACACGTAAGGCGCTTCAGTTTCTGAACCAATTACATTTGCACCATCCACGGTTTTAGCACCAATGATTTCACTGTAAATGCCGTTATCCATTAAGTCTGCCACGTCAAGCGTAACTTTTGGCGACGAAACCCCTTTACTTGCAATGAAGAACGGTACGTTTGAAGCGTATGTTGTGTTTAACGTTGCGCCTAATCCAGTGATTTTAGCTTCGATCGCTCCGCCTTTCGACTTATCTGCTACTAATTCTTTTAGAGTGCCACCTACACCTGTTTTTACGCCAAAAATGACGCTCTCAAATCCTGCTGTTGCCATCTATTTTCTCTCCTTTTAATTTAGTGAAATATTTGCTACATATCGTTTGATAATCCGCTTTGCACCTTCCAAGTCCTCGTCATCTGTTTGTTCCGTGTATGCGCATTGCCAACCATTCCCCCTCATAACCTCATCAAGGGCAAAATAAAAGGCATCAACCTCTTTCATGGTCGACACCCATACATCTACTTGTACGTTGAATTGAATGGTCAAAGGATTATTGCTTGCGAAATCTTCATAGTTGCCGGATATCTCTGTAATTCTGCCAACTGGAAGGCTAGGTACTGTTTGAGCTGATTCCGGAACACTATTGGTGTAAAAATCAATGTTCTTTGTTTTTTCATTGCTATTCAGAATTGAATAGACTTGTGATACTGCCGTTTTCAAAGTCCTAGCCTCCTTTTTACTTCGTCAGCAATGATTTGTGTTACTTGTTTTTCGATTTGCTTTTGTGTTTTTTGTACGAAACCTTTTGGATCTTGTTTGATTGTTCCGAACTCGATAAAGTGCATCCGCCAAGAAACATCTTTGTCATAGCCAATATCAATCGTGCCGTTTTTCACTGAACCAGTGACAACGTGATCCTTTGCATGTTCCTGCATGTACGATCCGCGTTTGCCGTTCGATTTTTTGCCATCCCAGCGTGGTGTATTCTTTTCCAGTTCCGTCTTCGCATACTCCCCAGCTTTTCTAAGTGCTGGGCTTTCCACTCGTTGAACGTTTGCTTTTACTTCCCTAAGCGCTTTGTACACTTCGGTTGCATCGACTTCTACACTCATTTTGAAACCTCTTTTGCAATGACAGTGGTGAAATCTTTGGCAAACTCACCTTTCGTAATCGTAATGATTTCAAAAAGTTTGCCTCGCCATTTTACTTTCATGTCGTTTTCTAGTTCCGCTTTTTGTTGATAGCGAATAATGAACGTTAGTGTGCCTTCTAAGACGGTTCCGATTGACGCCTTTACATCACTCAAGCGTTGTGTTTGAACGCAAGACCAACACGAAAAAACCGTTTTTTCTGTTTTGATTGGTTGACCATCTTCATCTTTCCCGTTAGTAACCTTTACAACTTCCACACGTTGCGTTAGATCGCTCGTCTTGATTAGCGCCATGTTCCAACCCCCTCAACTGCTGGATGAGCGCAGTTACGCCGAACGGAATTTCATTCAGCGCCTGCGTAGAAGTACCTACCCTGTTTTCATACCAGTTAGAAACAAGCAACGTCACAGCGTAATCAAAGCGTTCATCATCTGTTTTTTCGACTTCGATCGAGCCTAAAATGAATTTTTCTGCTGTTTTTTGGAGCATTGCGAGCAAATCATCATCCAAGTCATGATCCACTCGCAAAAAGTTTTTCAATTCGCTTAATTCCATATTATCACCGCCTATTCAGCAGTTACGGTAACTTCACACACCGCAGTTTTTCCGTTTGCAGTCGTTGCAGTGATTGTTGCTGTACCAGCTGCAATACCTGTGATTTTGCCTTGAACCGGCGTTACTGTGGCAATTGCCTCATCGCTAGAACTGTATTTAACTGATTTGTCCGTTGCGTCAGCTGGCAAGACAGTCGCTGACAGTGTTTCTGATGCCCCCACCGCAAGCGTAGTCGTTGTTTTGTTTAACGTTACGCCGGATGGGTCTACGCTTTTGGGCCAAGCGTCACGTAGAACCCAGCTGCGTTATCTGCCACTTGAACGTCAAAACGAACGAAACCTGCCAATAATTGACCATATACATCGTTATCTACCCAACGTACTGAAGCTTGTTGACGGTCAAAGAATTTAACAAAAAGTGAAGGGTCGCCAACGAATGCTACTTTGTCGCCTGCTGTTTTTCCAATTACATCATCCGCCATTACAACAACTTCACGCCCTAATAGTTTGTAACCAGACGCGACAGTCACATCTTGCTGCAATAAATAACGTCCGTCATTGTCTTTCATTTTGTCTAACTCGTTGAAGAAACTTTGAGAAGCAATAAATTTGACTGCATACGCTGGATCAATAGCAACATTCACGATGTCTTTTAGATCATCAATCGTTGTAACAGCTTTCGCAGGTGCTTCTTGCAATTTTGCAGCAATTGCAGCGTTTGATGTATTCAAAGATTGGCGTTGGATATGTTCTGCGACCAAACCGCCTAGATCGATATCGGAATCGTCTAATGCTTCTTGAGAAACTGGAATGTATCCACGGTAAGTGGCAATTTCGTAGTTTACTTTTGTAAATTCAGGGTTAGCTAATGCTGGGTTTTTAGCCAATTCAGCCACAGAGATCATTTTATTTTTGTTAGCTCTCAAAATTGGATATGATCCTGTACCTGTTGTTACTGGCACACGTCCTACGTGTTGACGTAAGTCGACAACTGTTTCGGGTTGTTTTTCTGGTTTAGTGATACGGTCAACTGGAATAACTGCTTCTGCTCCGACTGTTGTCAATCCGTCGCGTTTTTCTCCTTTTGTACGAATGAATTGATTGATCGAGCGTGTGTACGTTTCTTTTTTGTCATCTAAGATTACTTCCATTGATTTCATTGATCTTTTCTCCTCTTCTTTCTTTTTTTCGTCCTTTTTAGGCGGAATAGGTGGTACTTCCTTCTCTTTTTCAGGTTCTTTATCCTTTTCAGGTTCAGTTGGTTCTTCTGTCTCAGGCTCTGTTTTAGGCTCATCAGAAGCTCCTAGACCTTTTAGTTCGTCTTCTAGCTCTGTCTTGAGTTGTGCTTGCGTTTCTTCTTGCTCTTTATTAGCCCGAATCTGAGCTAACAAGCCTTTTGCTTTTTCCAAATCGCCTGCATCAAGCGCTTTTTGCGCTTCTGCTTTTAACTTTTCGTTACCCAATGTGTTCACTCCTTATTTTTTTTGTATAAAAAAAGAACCTCTAGTAATTTAGAAGCTCTAGTTCTATCTCTAATTTTCGTTTTTCTTTTTCATTGATTACTCGTTTCAATGATCGTTGTGCTAAGACTGCATCCGTTCCTTCGTAAGCCGGAATCGAAACAATCGATATTTCGAATAATTCATCGATCTTATTTAGATTGCGGATATACATTCCATCTTGGTTTTCCCACGTTTGAGAATCATCTTTTACGGCAAAACCGAACGAACATTCGTTGATATCACCACGTTTTATGGATTCGTACAAATCATTGGCGTAAGAAGTATTTGGCAGTTGACATCTGAAATGAAGTCCTACGTCATCCACTTCCAACTCTAGCGTTTGCGATGACGTTCTTCCTAAAACCATACTTGAATCATGATCGACAAAACAGCGAACATCTGATAAATCGGTCGTATCCAACGCTTGTGGTGAAATTATTTCTTTGAAGCCCCCCAAATCTTTGCTTAATGAATTAAATTTCATTGCGTAGCCCTCAATCGTTCGATTGTCCGTTGACTGGATTTCCGCTAGGCTCCGAATTTCCATTTCCACTATTCCCACCTCCTTTCGCTGTGGTTTTGGTGTACAAAACATCCCCATTAGGAATGCTTGGCAATCCGTAATAATCTCTGACCTCATTAATCAGTAGATAACCGTCTCCGCCATTGCCGTCTTCCATTGCTTTATTCATCCTAGAAGCCTTGTCTTGCCCTGTAAGCGTAGAGAAGTCAAGTTCTACATTAATACCTAACTTGATTGCTAACTCGTCTGTAATCATCTGTGAGAGTGCCCTAAGCGTACTAGAAACGTAGGAATCGTTAGCCGAATCGTCTTTGGTATTGACTAACTCCATACCAAAACGTGACAAAGGAATGCCGAACGCTTTAGCAATTTGTTTTGTCGAGTACACGTTGTTTTGAATCATCTTCAAAATATCCGTATTTAGCTCAAACTGTTTGAATTCCTGTGTATCGTCCAAAACAATTACGCTATTAGCGTTTGAAGCACCGCTGTTTACTTCTTCAAAGTCTTGCTTAATTTGCTTTTTAGACTTGTTATTCAGCGTACCTTTATTGAGCTTCAAAACTCCGCCTGCTTGAATCCCCTTCTTGAAGAAGGAGCTTAGCATTTTGTTCCCATTGTCGAGCATGGAAAGTTCTGTTTTGAGTGCATCCAATGGACTGATACCGGTTTTTCCGTTTACAGTTATATATTTGAAGTGCAACATCTCGCTAGAATCAACACGGTACAAATTTCCTGCTTTGTTTGTGTACTCATACCGCAACACACCTGTCTCTAAATCTTCGTAAACAACGACTTGTGACGGTTTAGCAAACTCTAAGCTATTTTCATGAATGATCGCAAAAGCATTCCCTGACAAAAGCATTTGAGCCGTGATAGCAAACATGAAAGAATATGGTGTCATACTTGCGTTTGGGCACTTGTTCAACATGTCTAACTTTCGAATGTCTGCTTGCTTATTATCGGAAAATTTGAACTTGCTGGCGGCAATATCTCCAGCCAATATCTTTACCGCTGTAAACACATCAGACTGTTCTAGTGCCGTTTCTCCGTCAAAGTTGATGGTCGTGTTCCCATTTACAGTTGAAATGAAGTCGAGCATTGTACTCGAACGACTGGACAAGCTACGTTTTTCCGTTTGGAAAAATAAACCCATTTATCCCACCTCCTTTCAGCTATAATTCTGATTCTCGAACCAAAATAAAAACGGTAAGCATTAAACTAATGCCCACCGTCAGGAATCCGATAATCTGGTTAAACAAAAAAGCTGCGGCTATGAATGAAACTAGCCCTAAAACATACAAAATAATCACGATTAGTCTTAACTTGTTACCATCCAAAGCCATACTCGCCCCTTTCAATCAATTCATTGATATCTTCTTCATCAAAATCATGGTACATTGCCTGCGTGTAAGCATTAATCAACGCATCTAAAGGATCAATCTTATTTCGATTCATTGCCTTATCAATCATGATTGTATCGTTGTTTTCTTTGGTGATTGCGTTTCTGATTGCTCTGTTAAGCAGTGGATTGTTTGAATGGACTGTTTTCCCTTTAATAACGTCCGTTCTAAATTGTTTTGTCGGAACGTTCAAAGTTATCAGCCCTTGTCGCACTTCAATCATTTCTTTCTCGTAGAATTTCGATAGATCAGTAATAACATTACCAGCATTATACGGATCGTAAAAGATACCTTTTAGCTCAAAGTTATTACTTTCGATGAAATCAGTAAGCCAATTGACTAAATCGTGATAGTCAATCAATCCGTCTGGACTACTACTAATCGTGCAATAGCCTGCTTGCTCATATTGTCGGTATGGCGTTTTGTCTTCTTTTTCTTTTGCTTCAATTCCGCCACGATTGGCTACAAAGGAATAGCTATCAACAAAAAACTTGCTTTCTTCTCTGATTGGAATAACCCACGAAATAGAAGTTAAGTCATTCACTCGTGACAAATCGACACCGATGTAAATCTCACGCCCTGTTAAGTCCGTTTGTTTGATGTAATCAGGAGCAACGGCAGAAGTCCACTCTTCTTCGCTCATATAACTTTCTTGTGAAGATTGAACCCATATGTTGAATTCTTTAGTAAGAACGTTTGATATACTTCCTTTTGCTTTTCCTTCGTCTAAAAGTCGTTTTTTGCTTTCAGTTAGTCGTTCTTTTTGTTCTGGTAGTTCCATTAATGGGTTGGACTTTATCCACATATCAGTGTCCGCCACTTCTTTAGCATTGTCCTGTTCCCAACATAGCGCTAAATACTCATCGCCTACCACTTCTTCTTTTAGCAACTTCGTTACATACTGATACTCTATCGAGTACATTGGATAGTTTAGTTTGCTTGAAGCCGTTGAAATGATAATCGTTAGCGGTTCGATTTGTTGCCCCATTGACGTTTCGATAACATCCATCATTTCCGTTGTTTTAGACAGGGCATACTCGTCAAAAATACCTAATAATGTATCTAAGCCATCTAATGTATCTGCATCAGCGGACAGCGGCTTCACAAATGAATCATCTGTCGTAGTAAGCTCGTTTTGTAGAACCTTTGTAAATTTCTGGATCGCTTTACTTTTTCCACGTAAGGCTTTTAGTTGTGACTTAACCATAGTGAAAACGATTTTCGCTTGATCTCGTTTGTTAGCAGTAGCGTATATCTGTCTTGCTTGTCGTGGATTTCGTTCGTAAATTAGACAGTACAGCGCAATCCCTGAAACAATCAACGATTTTCCTTGCTTACGTGCTAGCGAAAGATAGGCTTTTCTGAAACGCTTGGTATTGTCTTTCTTTCTTCGCCAGCCCCATAACATCCCTAGAATGAATTTCTGGAATAGTGCCAATTTATTAGGCTTGCCACTCTTAGGATCCGGAAGCATTGAAATGAATTTTACAACATTTTGAGTGTATTTTGGTTCGTAGTAATAAGGAAAGTCATCTAGCTTTGACCTCTCGATATCCTTTTTGTGTCTATCAATTGCCATCTGTATCTTCTCACAGACTAAGATATTCCCATTTTCTACTTCATCAATGTATTTTTGAACGTGATCAATCATCACTATCAACTTCGTTCATCATTTCAGCAAAAGGGTCGTCAGGCTCTTTCTCTAACTCTTGAGGATTAACGATCTTTAACCGAGAGTTGATTGTCAGCCCTAAATCATTAGTGGCTGTTTTTAGTTCTTTAGAGAATGAATTGACAGTATCGATTAAAGGATTTTTACGACCATCGATCAAAAAGCCTTGTTCGTCTAACTCTTTACTTGCTTTGTCGTATAAGTATGAATAGTTGCAGTAGCGAATCATTGTTTGTTGGTCTAGTTCTGAAATAGGCAAGTCCTGAATGTAGTGAGAGATTCTATCCCATTCTTTTTTCGCTTCTTTCAAAAGTCCGACCGGATAATTTGAAAAGTCCAGTCTTGGATAGTTGTATAGCTTTTCTTCTTCGGCTTTTTTAGCTTCAATTTCTTCTTTTGTGTAATTCTTTTTGCTTGCGTTAAGCAATTTCTTCGGCCTGCCTTTGCTCATTTCATCACTCCTATCTATTTTACAAATTTTCTAAAGGGAATTTTTTTTCAAGAAGGGAGGGCATCGATTTTCTTCGTTCTAGCGACATAGGGCGGGATATTTTTTATCCAAACTATTATTTAGTATATTTATATACACTTTAGGTAAAACGCCTTAGAACGCAAATTAGAGCCTTTTACGGTTATACGCCTTTTTATGCTCTTTGTTGTGGCACGACTGGCAAATACTTTCTAACGTATCGTAGTCTAACCTTTTATCCCAATCTTCTTTTACTTCCGTTTTGTGATGGACTATCGTAGCACTGGTTATCTTCCCATTTCTCAAACACTCCTCACATAGTGGTTGGTCTGCCAGCTTGGTACGTCTTAGCTTCTTCCATTGGCTAGAGGCATAGAAGCGAGCATACCTTATGTTGTCTTTGTTATATCTCACTTCTCTGTTGTATGTCTTATCTGCATTGCCTTTGTGTTTCTCACAATAACGGTTGGGTAACTCAACGTATTCGCGGCAGATAGACACAGCGCATTTGATTTTAGGCATTCTATATTTCTCTTTTGTGTCCGATTGTTTTCTTATCGAGGTACTTATCATTCAATGTTGAGTAGTATTCTATGTTGATGTCGTTAGCTCCACGATCGTTACTGCTAAAGCCATCAGTCTTCCAATGGTACGAGATATCTACCAATCCTTTAGGCAGCTCATCCAACCTCTCACCTTTGTAATACACTTCAGGGACCGAATCAGTATCCTTCAGTTTGATTTCTAGAAGGTTAGGTTTGGTGTTCTTAGTTACCGTCTCGTATAACGTTTGCCCATCATGTGTTATCTTCATGTACCAATCATTAGCTTCTACCTCTTTAATTGATGTCGAAAAAAGAACACCTGTTTTTTTGCCAGTCACATAATCTTCTCTTTCATAACGAACCATGAATTTCTCATCGTGGTCATCAAGATAGAAAAAGGTTACCTCTTTGATACAACCTTCTATGATACAACCTTCTATATCTTTATGAGGCGTTTTGATAAGCACCTTCGGGTAATTAAAGTCTCGTTCGTCAATGAAAGGTTCATCTTTCCTATTCCAAAACATTATCTCAACCACCTCTCTATGTTGTATTGGATATACTCGTCTTTCCAATAGCCATGACCGCAATATATCAGCTTGCATTTATCCACTTCGTTTGGTGTAGCTTCTCTTAGCATTTCGACAATAGAGTACTTCCCTTTGATTTGTACAGAACGCACAACACGCACTGAACAATCATCAATGGTTCGAGGATATTCATTAGTTAGTGATACATACCAGTAGTTTCTCATTATGTATCACTCTTTCTGTTGGTTACTGGCAGAAAAGGTTCGCATCATAAATTCCATAGCCTGTCCTTCATTAAACCCTTGTAGAATAAGCTGGTCATAGAAATACTTAGCTTGTTTTGCGATTAACGCTAAGCTTTTTTGAGTTTCATAGAATGTCACCTCCATGGTTTGGTTTGCTTCATTCGTTTTAAATAACTCTCTTAATTGGTTTTCATTCATAGATAAAACTCCTTTCAAAATAAAAAGACCACTCACCGAGTGATCTCATATGTAATAGCAACCTACACGATGCACAAAACGCGTACGAAATTGCGCACCCCTATATTTTTAAACCGCCGATGCCTCGGTTGCCAAAGTCACTGGCAATGAATCGAACATTGCATGGTCAAATCATAAAACGTTAAGGTTATCCCTCGACGTATTGACCTTATTTTTAAGCGTCTACCCTTTCCGCCACAGTGACAAATTAATATTGTGAAAATAAATACTAAGCGTATAATTTTAGTTATCAGCGAGTGGTCCGCTGAAATAAATTATAAGGAGAAAAGGTAATGTCTAATAATTTTAGCGGTTTTGATGATCTAACTAGTCATCTAAACAAAATGTCAAAAGCTGCTCAAGAGCTAGATGGAGATAATGAGATTCCTATGGCTGATCTGTTAACCGATTCTTTTATTTCCAAAAACACTAGTTGTCAAAGCCTTGACGAATTTTTCGAAAAAAGTGGTTTTGATGTAAGTAGCGAAGAAGCCTTTGCAGCTATCCCTGATGAAGATATGGATAGATTCGTGTCCCAAAACTCGAATTTCAACACATGGACTGATATGCTTGGAACTGCCACACAGGAATATGTTGCTAAGAAACTTGGATTTTAAATTTCTCAATCAATTCTAATGTTTCTTCTAACTGATTAACTTGGTTTTGTGCCAACTTAATCAGTTTTTTTAATTCAACAAGATTTGATACATTGAATTTCATTTTAATTTCATTAAAAATGGAATCGTCTGCTTCTCTATTTTTTTGTACAACTGATCTGTACTTTTCTACTGAATGATACTCAATTACTTGTTCCAAATGTTTTTTGCACTCTTTACATACAGCTTCTTTTTGGATCAATTCTAAACGTTGTTGCTCAATAATATCAATCAACCGTTTTCGATCCATACCTTGATACTTTATTTGCTCGACTTCCATTCGTTTTCCCTCCAATACATAAATTAATAGACAGCAACGGATGATAGATAATAAGAACAATTTAGAAGGAGTTGGAATTCACATCCTTATTCTTAATATTTCCGCTACTGTCTATCGAAGCTTAATTAAACGATGAGGGAGATTTCCTCCCTTACATTTTATTTTGTCGAGGTCCTGTTTCCTAATCTTTCGACATTACCATAATATCACGTTAAACCGCTCAAAAACCCTACACTATCCCTACAAAAACCCTACAAAATTAACGATACTGAACTAACACGCCTTTTTTGTATGCTTCTGCAAATTCGATCAATGCGATGGATTTCAGCTTCTCTACATTCTTTTCACCGTATCCTCGTATCAATTGCCCTATTTCATAATTAGAGTGCTTGTTTACGTCACAGAAGCTGTAGTAGAGTATCTGACGGCTAATCAGACTAAGAGCCATCAAAGCCGCTAGAATCGCATCTCTCTCCGCTTCTATATCCATCATCTGAATGATCGCGTCTTCTGCCTTGTTTCCATATTTCGGTGCCTTCGGCATATCCGTAATAATCGGCGACTTAATATCTATCAAAGAGCGACCTGCCATCCGCTCCAAACGCCGAAAGTTCTTCAGCACATCTCTCGCATTACATCTTGTCTGTTTGAAATCTACCTCTCGTAACAATTGCATCAAGTCAAACCGCTCCTTTTATGTGATATAATAAACTTGTCGGATTTATTACATCAGTCGGAGCGATCCGGCTTTTTTATTTGTCATTGATTAGTTCCATATCCACCAATCTCGCTACAGCTAAATTCTCTTTGCTTTTCGCTAATAACTTGTCGCATTCCATCGTGTTTTCAATACGAATGATTGCTGAGTGATTATAGAGATGCTCTACATATCCACGAAATGGATAGATAAACTCCTCTGCTTCACAGCGGACCATGTCACCGACTTTGAATTTTGGTTTCTCACGTGTTTTAGGGTTCTTTGTCGGCATATCTAGCATTAAACCGCCGATACCATGACTACTAGCGTAAAATCCGTCTTTTAGTTTCATTATGCTTCCTCCAATTTTATAGATAATGTTTTCGCAGATGGTGATTCTACTTTTCTTAACTGCGCTATATCTTTGTTTGCTGATCTTTTATCAAAATACTCCTGAGCTCTCCTCTTGTTTTTTGTAAAAACAGGTTTGCTATCATTCCAGTGATGAAAATAAACTTTCTTAAACGAACCATCTTTGTAATCGAACAGATAAAATGCTATTTTGAACATTCATTCCGCTTCCTCCAAATCACTCGACTTCACGAATACACCATCTACCATTTTTCCTGTGCGCTCTTTGATTTCGTTGTATGCTTGGTTCAGACACTCGTACAAATCCATATCATTTTGCATAGCTAAAATAATCAAGGTTACTACTACGTCTCCAATTCCGTCTCTTAAACCATGTTCATCTTTTCTAGCTAGAGAAGCGGCAACTTCCCCAATCTCTTCGATCGTTTTTAACATTTGCTTGCTGGAATCAGCTTGATCCAATCCCTTATCTTTAGCCCACTGCTCTACTTTTGTGATTAGTTCGTCCATTATTCATTCTCCTTTATATATTTAAGTTGGATAATACAACTTGTAACAAATGAAGCTAATGTTAAAATTGTGCCGATTGGTGTTAAAAAACCGCTTTTTATCGTATTAATTAATATAGCTACAAATATCGTTATATAGAATAAAAAGTGAATTGACGCTAACATTAAATTAAACATCTAGTCCTCCTCGAAATACTCATTCAGTATCTCTCTATACTTTTCTACAAATTTGAAACGATCTTGATGAAGTTTCTTGCTCCAATTTGTTTGCTGATCCAGCTCACGCATCTGATCGAACCCTTTTTGAATTTCGTTGTAATAAAATTCAATGTTTGCTGCTGCTTTCCAATGCCTGCTACTTCGCACTCCTGCTCCTGTTTCAGCCATTTCCAACTTAACTAATTCCGCTCGTTCTTTTGATTTTTTGTCTTTCTGAATCTTCATCATGATTTTCTTGAGGATGATGTCACTGTATTGTGTAATGAGATCCATTATTTCTCCTCCATATACCTAAATTGTCGTCCTTTTGAATCAATCCATAAGCTCCTAGCTCTATCCCAGATAATGTTTTTGCTTAATCCAGTAATTTCAGATAACTGTTCAGCAGTACCTGTTACTAGAATTCGATCACCATGCCAGATTGCAATTTTTCTCGGCGTTTTCCGTTTGGTTTTTTCAGTCCACATTGATTTACCGAGCTTTTGGACTTCTGCAACTATTTCTTTGTCCTCCTGCCAATTCTCAGAATGTGTCAGTTCGATGATTCGTTTCATTGCTGCTTTCTTATCCACGCTCATTCCTCCAATCTACGAATTTCCCTTCTTAAGTTCTCTATGTGCAAATCGATTGCCTTCCTCGCCGTTTCATTGACCATCACTGCCTTTGTTCGTTCCAGATCGTCAATCTCACGTTGAATGCTTCGAATACGCATTTGAATCACTTCTTTTGTTGTCATGATAGACCACCTCTTTAAAAACGCTCTTCCTTGAACGTATTCCGATATTTTTTGGCTAATATCAACGGCACTTGATATTGATGACAGAACAACTTTGCCTTGATCTTAAAGTCTTTTGTCTGCATTCCTTTAACATCTACTACTTTGACAAGTTTGCCGTTTTTATAAAATGTGAAGTCGGGAATATACTCGATCTTGCGATACTTCTTTCCGTCTAGTTCAAATTTCGGCATCAGCTCAAATCGTTCCTGAAGTTTTACTTTCCAGCCGTTCGCTTCCGCTTGCCACAAGGCTAGATCGTAATACTCTGCTTCTGCGATAGAATCGAACTTGATACCTCGATGAACAGTCTTTTTATTACGGTATTTATTCATGCGATACTACCTTTCACTGGTTTTATGCGCTTGTCTGCTGTTTGTTGGAATTTCAGCGCATAACCTTCTGAATTCTTAAATATCCTAGAAACAATTCTTTCACCGTAGGCTTCTCTTAGTTCAGGACCAGATAAGTTTGTTGTGATGATCGTTGCCTTGTTCTGTCTGGCTTCTAAGAGCGTGTTTAACGTGTTGTTTGTAAACTGCCTACTATTTGATACCCCACTACCTAATTCAGCTCCAATATCGTCAAAAACCACCAAATCAGTTGTTTTAATATCGGCTATAAGCGATCCTTCAATTTCTTTTCTCAGTTCAGCATTGTTATAAGAAAACTTTATTTGCTCTAATAATTCTTGATAGCTTATAAAAAGTATTTTCTTGTCATAATTTGAGCGCTCAAGTATTTCCCAAGCTGTCGCCATTGACAAGTGGCTTTTTCCGCTTCCTGATTTCCCTGATAGAATGAAATGTGCAGGATGGTTCAGTAAGACATCATTTACAAAGCTTTTAGCTCTTTCTAAAGCAATTTTCGTTTCTTGGTCCACTACGTGATAATTCTCCATTTTGCATTTAAACAAAGTTTTATCTGTTAATACCGAACCATTTTGAAAAAAACTCAACGCTCGTGCTTTTAAGCTGTCGTTATATATCCGTTCGGTCTGTATATCCTCTTTCACACGTAACGCTTTATAACCACAACTCATGCATGTTGGTTTACAACGTTCTGAACCATCCTTATTTTTAGCTCGCCAACTATACAAAGGTTCGCTACATTCTGGACATTTCCCGCTTTGCACTAATACTCTTCTTATTAGTTTCTCCATAGCATTTGCTAGGCTTTCCATGTGATGCATCTCCTTTTTAAATTGGCAAGTCGTCATATTCACTAGGATTGCTGTACTGTAGTTTTTGACTTTGCTTTTTATGATTATTCTTGTCTGCTTTGATTTCGAATTTGAGCTTCTCAAATTTTTCTCTCAATTTCTTAGCACTTCTAATATTTCCAAACCAAAATTCATTTGTAGGTAGCCAATTGATCACATACTCAATCGCTTCTATAGACGCTTTGTCTCTTTCTTCAATCAACCTGATTGTGTCTGCCCATTTTTCGATATCTACTTTATTCATTTCTTTTGGAAAATCTTCAGTTAAATTACTTTGCAATTTTTTAGCAAGGCGTAAGTGTTCGTCAGAATACTTACCTTTCTTTTCTTCTTTATCTATATCTTTATCTTCTTCTATATCTTTATCTGTACCGTCACGTGACGTCACGCTAACGTCATTTTCCAATTTGAGACGTTCCTGTCTCTTTCTTTCCCTGTATTTACGGTTTCTTTCAGCATTTTTTAGCCTTACTTTATCCATACCCTCGATATTTTGATGTTTTTCCCAATTACTGATGGCAATTAGTCCATCACTGCTTAGATCAATCATGTTGAAATTTGCCAATGTAGTTAGCGCTAAGCGAACCGTATTTACGTTTTTGCCAAACAATGTAGCAAGCATTTCTTCGGTATAAGGCATGTTCCTCTGGATATATATCAGACCATCGTCGTTAGTCTTTCCTGCTAAAACTAGTAATCGAATCCATATAACGATGATGGCATCCGACTCAGGAACAGCTTGGATTAATCGTATTTTTTCATCGTCAAACATAGTAGTTTTAAGTTTGATCCAACTTATCTCAGCCAAATTTATCCTCCTATCCTTAACTTTTTAATTGTTTCCTGGTTTAACTTGATCCCTTTGATTTGATATTTATTTTTGAAATTGATCACACCTATTTTGTGTTTCTCTGTGTGATGGATTCTGCAGAGTGCTGCAAATGTGTACTCTGAATGATCAACTTCTTTGCGCTTTCGTCTTCCTAGCGCTTTGTCAAAGTGATCGATGTCAGCTCCTGTTTTGCCACAGATACAACAAACTCTTTTTGTAATGCATTTGTAGAAGTAATATTCTTGATTCGCTGGTAAAATCTCATAGCCTTCTTTGAAAGGAATATGATGTTCAAAGATGAAATCTAAGATGATATTTGCTAAGACATTAGCATCACTCACAGTTGTATTCGATTCGTCTTTGAGGCTTATTTTGCGCCCTGTGACGCCTTCAAAACGGAAGTAGAAGAATTCCTTCCAGAAGTCCGTTGGCATGCCTGTATCGATAAAAATATCGCCTATGAGCGCATAGATGAAGTTTCGTTGCTGTACAGTGAAACGTCTAGGATCAATAAATCTTATTTCGATGACTCGATCACCGTCATAGCCGTCATACATCGTCTTTAGTCGCTCGATGTTCACTTCTTCATTAATTGTTGCGCCTATGTCTTTTCCTTTGAACTTTTTCAGAACCGCTGAATATGAATCGATTAATGGTTTAAACACTCATATCACTTCTTATCCAATTCTTTTCTCTTAGCTGCTATTGCTCGCTCCATCAAGGCGCATTGCTCATAGCTTAACTGTTCAATAGTTTCAACGTTATCAGCTAAGAGCCCTAATTTATCTGTCTGCTCATTAACATATTCAATTAAGGTTTTGGTCATATCTTTACCCATCTGCTCATTGAAAGCTTCTAGAATCGTCTCTAGCATGCTTAATTTCTTTGTATCGATTCTAGGTGGTGTTGGAATATCTTCCCCTTGAAATACATATAATCCCAGTCCGTGTAGAGCCAATGCTTTCACAAAGCATCGCTTCAATGAGTTATTGATTTGCATAGCATTTGGTTTAACAACTGGTTGGTTTCGATAATCTAAAACAGGAAATAACTCTGTTTCCGTATGTCCTTTAACCGTTACTGAGACAGATACATAAGTCCCTGTTTCATCCATAAGAAAAGGTTTATATTCCTCAACAAGAAAGTCTTGATGAGTTCCAGAAACAACCCTGTAGTGTTTATACTCATTAATAGTTACCGTTGCCTGTGGATCATTCTTTTTCATAATCTCCCACGCGTGAGCCCAAGATAAATAATCAAAATTTCCTTTTTTCTTGAGAATTTTATTTAACTTACGACTAAAAAGTTTTTCAAAGTTCGTTGTCCCTTTGATTTCACTCATCAAATTCTGCCTCCATTTCAGCAATGTATTTCTTACCTGGTCCGTAATAAGAGATATCAATCAAGTTATCTCTTTCGTACTCTTCTAATGCATCAATCAAGCCATCTTCGATGATGTAAATATATTCAGGTTTATTTGAATGCTTCGATAGATGGATAAGATAAACATGATCCCAAATAGTTACAAGGTTGCCTAAATCATCTTGATCACAAGCTAGTTCTTCATTCGTCAAAAGATTTCGTCTGATTTTTCGACCACTTGTTTCCTCAATTTTCGGCTTGCCCCAATCAGGATCAATCAAATACTGATCTAGAGTGGAAAGTTCTTTTTCCATGTGGTAACATCTCCTTAGATGTATTTTGTTTGCGACTCAATGCTTGCCGGCGGAGTCGCTTTTTTATTTGTTGCCAAGCTTTTTGCTTATCAATATGTTGTTGGCTTAGGATGCTTGGTTTATTGTGTCTCCACCAGCGATTAGCAATTACCGTCCCTATTCTTAGCGCTTCAGCTCTATTCATTTTCATCACCGAAAAGTCTTTGTTGTCTGTTCAGTTGATCAATTTCCATACGGATCGCAGTTTCTGGCAACCACATTTCAATAAATGAAACAGCATCATCGAATCTCTTACGAGGTAACTCGCCATATCTTGGGATTGAAAAGGTACGTTTAAATTCAGACCAAAATTTTGAGAATACTTTTTTACTGATTTCTTCATAAGCTCGGCTTTCTTTGCCTCCTAGAACTTCCATAACTTTCATATTTCCTTTTTGCTTAATTTCAAACTCTTGTTGTCCGCTAATTCGCATAGTATCTTTAAGCATGGAAACATCTTTTTTAACATCTTTCATTTCTTCTAGTTGGTAGATCATCATGTCTTCAATTGTTTGAGGAACAGTATTCTTGCGAATAACATCTTCCATTTCGTTGAATGCTTCAATGTATTTTTGTTTGAAGTAAATAGCTTTCTTTCCTGTAAATCCCATAGCTAACAAGAAAAATCCATCTCTGCTAATGAAGAAAACTCGTCGATTTCTTCCGTAGGAATCTGGCTCATTACCTTCAGAAAACATCTGTCCAAAATTGGACACATCTTTTTTCAGTGCATCAATATCTCTTAAAACATGTTGATGCTTTTTCTCAAAACTTTCTGCCACTTGCAAGCTCGTAGTCACAGCTTCTTTATTTTTCAAAATTACTAATTCTTGCATTATTTCTTCTCTCCTTTTTGATATAATTTGAGTAAAAAGGTGGTGAATTATTTGATAAAAATTTTGAGCGATTACCAAGTCGCTATTACTTTAATCATTTCTATTTCAGGATTTTTTTATCCCTCTATAACTTATTTGATTGACAAAGTATTACCTATTTTGAATAAATCATTAGAAAAATTGTAAGCATTAGACATACTAGAACCGCATAGGATGTATACCAGTATTCGCCGCGTTTTCTCATGTAGTTATTTACTAAAACGGCCACGAGATAAACACCTAATAAACAGAACCACACTTTAGTCAGCCCCCTCGGTTGGCTTTTTCGCTCTGTACTCAGCTTCATCAAGCCCCATAAAAATCCAAACCACGTAAACGATCGTGCCGATTAATGCTTGTCTGCTTCCCCAAAGCCCTAAAGCATAGACGATTAGCGGTGCGCTGAATACTAATGCTCTGTTGAATTTACCCATCCGCTTACCTCCTTAAACTTTATATTTCGACATGAATTCATCAATATCTTTGATGTCATATTTCGGACGGCTGTTTTCACCGAAGATGATTACTTTCAACCCTTTTTTTACCCATTCGTTAATAGTTCCTGCTGACGTTCCTGTATAATGAACTGCTTCTTTTTGAGTCAGATAGCGTTTAGGAACGTAGCCTATAAGAAATGAATCTAAATCATTTTTGTTGATTAGTTCTTGTGTCATTTCGTTTTCCCCCTCTACAATTCGTACATAGTGATAATCGAATCTATAATTCTGTTTGCTTCTGCAGAAGTCTTTTTACCGTTTAAAATTAAAGATAAGTAGCTTTTGCTAATTCCAAATCTTTCAGCAAGCATGGTGTAAGTTAAGAACTTTGAACTTTCGACATATGCTTTGATTTTTTCTCTATCTCGTTGAGTGATTTCTGCAATATCAGTCATACTAAAACTCCTTTCTAACCAATTTCCTCTAAATCCATTTGAGGGTAATATCCTTCTTTTTTTAGTCCTTCCTTTCTTTGGTATAATTTCCTTATCAGTGTGACAGGCTGAAATAATTGATAAGGAGGTGGAAATTATGGTGCAGGTTCCTTATGCTGAATCTAGCGGTTCATTATCTGTAAGAGTAGAACTTCAACACGCCGCAGATGTGTTTTTGGTCGATTCTACAAACTACAGAAAAATGAACTCTGGTCAAAAATTTAAGTACTACGGCGGACATTACACTAGAACACCGGTAAATATTACAGTCAGTGGTCCTGGTAGATGGTACTTAATTGTTCGTGGTGGCGGGCAATACAAATATAGATTCTATTAATCTTTAATTTGAGCTGGCATGCCAATTGTCAGCTCTGTTAATGTGGCATTTTTTTTCATATAATCTTCCACTTTTGATACAGCATTTTGCAAATTAGAAATCGTCCAGCCTTTCTCGGTTACAAAACTAATAACCGTTTCAATAAATTCTTTTTCCTCTGTTTCTAAAACAATCCTTTGCGTGTCCATTCTATTCATTCCTTTCTGTTGTATAATTTCCTTATCAGTCAGTGGTCGGCTGAAATAATGCATAAGGTGGTGAATAAGTATGAATAAAAAAATCGCTGCGGATTTAGTTGTTGCATGGCTAAATCACGAATCACAAGTATCTACTAAAGGCGAATCAATTTCGCCAAAAGAAATTGCTCAAGCTTATTTAGATATTCAATATGCTGTTATCTATGGTCAGCTTCCAGAAGACCGTAAAAACGATGACTAAACGTGAGCTAAAATCTCTGCTATGGCTGCAACCATGGCAGAGTCTTCTTTATCTACCGCGTGTTCCATCGCCACTTTTGCTTGTTTCAGTATGTCTAATTTCAAATCTTCGATTTTTGCCGAGACTGTTTTTTCCATATTCTTCTCTCCTTTCTTTTATATTCGTAAACAAATTTAACAACTTTTTAAAAAACTGCGTTGACTTTATTAGATTAATAATCTATACTAAATGCATAGTTAAATAAGACATATAAACTTTGATTTAAAAAGCTTTCTTGGCGGTTGGCATTTATTAATCAATAGTGTTTTTTGTTGTCTTTTTAGTTGTTAAACTTGTTTACAAAACATAGTATAGATTAATAATGTATATAAGTCAACTATTTTTACATTATTTATCTAAACTTTTTTTGTAAGCATTCAGAAAGGTTGATTTATCAATGAATACTTACGAAATAATAAAGGAGTTAGCAAAAGAAAAAGGATTATCCATTAGACAGCTCGAAATGAATTTCGGGTATTCGAATGGATATTTAGGAAGTTGGAAAAGACAAACTCCTAATTCTATTGAGTTAGCTCGGTTAGCTGATTACTTTGGAGTCTCTGTAGACTATCTACTAGGAAGAGAGAAAAAAGAGACCCCTAAACATGTGGATTTATCAGAAGACGATACTGTTTTTTCTTTTGATGGAAAAGAAATATCTAAGGAGACAATGCGTAAAGCGATTGCAATTGCTAAAGCTTTAGAGGAAAATGAATAGTTGGAGTGATGGGGTGTATGTATTTAAAGTTGAAAGAAATGCTGAGTGAGTATAATTTAAAGTTAATCTATATGGAAATGGAAGAACCAGGTTTTTATTATCCAAAACCAAGAATAGTATTTTTGAATGAAAAACTACACGAAGACAGTTCTGAAGCTTTTCATTTAGCCCACGAGCTCGGTCATTTCATTGCTTCACATTTTGAATATTCAGTACTGTACGATAACTCTACAACTTTTCATTCAAAATTCGAAACTGAAGCTGATAAAATTGCAATTATGATTTTACTAAATATCTTTATTGAGAATGAACTGACTGATGAATCCCAGTTCAAATTGGAAAATTTTATGGAATTCTATGCTATCAATAATAAGTTAAGAACAGAATGTTTTAATGTTTGCCAGTCTTATTTCAATAAAAAATACTCTTATGCACAATAAAAAAAAGCCCGTGCTGCAACACGGACTAAAATCTCGTTTCTAAGATCCTACATATAAATAATATCATAGGAATGAGGAGTAAAAAAGTTATTAGAGAAAGAAAATATAAAAAGAAACAAAGGAAAGAGTAAAATAATGAAAAAGAAAAAAGGTACACAATTATCCATTGATTCACCAAACTGGTTATTAATTATTACAGTTTTATGTTTTGCAGCTTTTATAATGGTATCACCCCAAGTATATCTTCATAGTGTTATATTAGGGAATGATATTATGTTTCATTTTAATAGGTTTTATGAAACTTATATGCAGATAAAAACCGGTAATTTTAATTTCTTTCAATCCCTGTATTCTTTTCAGAGTTCTGGCAGAATTATTACTGCTTTTTATGGCGCAGATTTCGCTTATTTGCAAGGGCTACTTTTAATAATCTTAAAATCATGGTTTAAATATCAACTTGTCTCTTCTTTCAGTTGCTTTTTTATAGCTGGTGCTTCGATGTTTTGGCTAACTTATAAGTGTAAAGTACGAACTAACATAGGATTAATCATTGCTTTGTTGTACATGTCTTCATCAGCAGTTTCGTATTATCCTATTGCTCAAGCTTTTACTGGTTGGGGTGCTGCTTTAATGCCGCTTCTTTTTGTGCCAGCAATTGAAGCATTAAAAAATAAAGAAAGACCTATTCGTCCATTGCAACTTGCAATCCCTGTAACTTTATTACTATCTACTCATTTACTTTCATTAGTAATTGGAATATTAGCTATTTTACCTTTTTACGTTATTGCTTTTATTAATACAAAAAATAAACTGAACATGATTTTTCGCTTAGTAGAATCTATAGGGTTAACCATGCTATTTTCTGCTAATACAATAATTGGATTTATAGATGTCTATCTAAGTAATAAAATATTATCCCCTTCTCCGATAAGTCAAATGTTGAGCCAAAGTATGAGTTTCTCGTTGGAAGGAAACTCTTGGGGAAATTATGGTCTAGTATTTACTGCAATTTTCTTTGCTGTAATAATATATTTCTTTTTAAATTGGGCTAAAACTAGTCTTACTTCAAAAGTAATCGTTATTGTTGGAGCGTTTTTTATGTTACTTTCTTCCAAATTATTACCTTGGAACTCTATCCCTCATATGTTTAAATTTGTTTCATTTTTCCAATTTCCACAAAGATTCTCAGTCATTGCTTTTGTTTTACTTTTATTATCATTTGCTCTTATATTGCAAGAATCAAAACTACTTAAAGATGTTGACAAAAAGTACTATATATTAACTTTACTGTGTGCTCTATTTTCAATATTTAATGTATATAATCTTATGTATGACCAATCTTGGCACTGGAATACAAATGATCTAACCGCTGCAGGAAACAATAAAAGTTCTATGGTTGAAAAAGATCCTCAAAAGTTAAGGGAAGCCTTTTATAATAAAGATTTAAATATTGCATTGAAAGCAATCCAAAAAGGAACTCCTGACTATTTACCTGTACAAAAAAATGTAGAACCATCAGATGTATTAAAACAAAACCCTTATGAATTGTATACAAACCAAATAATAAATAACAATGTACATTTTAAAAAGACTGTAACTAGTGATTCTAAACTTCGTTTAACTTGGACTAATAATTCAAATGAGGAATCCGATATTCAATTGCCTATAATAATTTATAATCATAGTACAGTAACTTTGAATGGTAAAAAATTAACTCCAAACGAAATTAAAACTACTCAAATTGGAGCTGCTATTGTTACATCGAGTCCAGGAAAAAATACTTTAGTTATCGGTTATAAGCCATTTGTTTTATTTAAAATAGCCTTTCCAATAAAAATATTGTCTATACTTTCAACTATCATTTATGTCATCTACAAGTATAAAAAAACAAAAATAATCGAAATATAAAAATTACAAAACATTAATATGTTATGTGATGCACATCCATTTAATAACAGCAGAATATTATAATGGATGTGTAAAAATCACTGAGATTTTTTAGTCATTATTACCAGAAAAGCGAGCTGATTCAATTGGCTAAATTTGAACAATATAAGAAAAAGAACGGGGATAAAGCTTGGAAGTTCCAAGCATATTTAGGAATCAACCCCGAAACAGGAAAGCCTGTTAAAACTACTCGGCGAAATTTTAAAACTCAACGTGAAGCAAAATTAGCACTCGCAAGATTGCAAAGTGAATACGAGGATAATTTATTAACAAAAGAAAAACCAAAAACATATAAAGACGTATATGATTTATGGATGACTGAATACAAAAGAACAGTACGAGGATCTACATTATTAAAAACAGAAAGAATTTTTAAAAATCATGTATTAGAAGAACTCGGCGACATATATATTTCTGAAATAACGCCTATCAAAATTCAAGAATTAATGGATAAATGGGCAAATAGATACGATACAGCTCCTAAAATGATGAATTACACAGGACTAGTTTTTAAATACGCCGTTCGATTTGGTATAATAGAGTCCAATCCTACAGATGCCATACGCAAACCAAAGAGAAGGAAAAAAGCAACTGTTGAAGAACCATTCTATGATAAAAACCAATTGAAATTGTTTCTTGATGAACTATATAATCAGCCAAACCTAAAGATTCAAGCTTTTTTTAGATTACTAGCTATGACTGGTATGCGAAAACAAGAAGCAGGCGCTCTTGAGTGGAGAGATATAGATTTCAAAGCTAAAACAGTCAATATCTATAAAGCCGTTACTAGAACTGCAAATGGACTAGAAATTGACACCACTAAAACGGTTGGATCTAGCCGAATTATTTCAATCGATCAAGGTACTTTAGATAAGCTTCTTGAATGGAAAGAAGCTGTTCTTCCTCCATCTGACGAATGGCTCATTTTTGGACATTCAAGTGCAAAAAAACCACATGATATAATGAGTCTTGATACCTCTCGAAAGTGGCTTATGAGTATACAAGACAAAATGGACAAGAAGCAAAAGAAAAAACTACCTAGAATTACCGTACATGGTTTCAGACATACTCAAGCAAGCTTGTTGATCGAAATGGGAGCATCACTTAAAGAAATACAGTTTCGTTTAGGACATGAAGATATTCAAACTACCATGAACACGTACGCTCATGTATCAAAACTTGCTAAAGAACAATTAGCAGATAAGTTCAATAAATTTATAGATTTCTAG